ACCAATGTCAGCATTACTGGTAGTTTCTAGTGTGGTGAACTTACCTGTAGTAGCACTAGTAGCACCAACAGTAGTACCATCAATAGTACCACCATTAATGTCGATATCACCGTTACCGTCTAAGTAAACAGCCTTTGAAGCGGGATAAGACATAAACACAGACTTATCGCCTGTGCCAAAGTTTACTGCAGATGTACCATTAGACCCTGCTAGGATAGTAGTACGAGATAGAGTGTTACCTGTGTTCCAAGTACCTATCCCTACTTCCCATTCATCGACTCCTGATTCTTGTGTTGCGACAGCATAATAAGTTGTGTCACCGTTAGCCATATAAGAGCTGAACGCTTCGAAGGTACTATCTGCACCCCCTAAAGAAAAATCACCCGTACCTGTGGTGGTAGTGGTTTCTTTTACACGATCTTTAAGAATAAGAGCCATTTATTTACCTACTAGCTGATACGAATGATTGAAGAGCTCACGCCTGAAGTAGGAAAATCAATTGTAAAGTTACCGTTAGTAGAGGTTTTAGTACCACCAAAATCAATAACTGCAATAGCACGGTTAGCTTTAGATGCGTTATAGATAATACAACCATCTGCAGAAATAGTAGCTGTTGCTATTACTTCATCGTCAATGTCCACTAAGGCTGTCTCAGAGGAAGACGTAATAGTAACGTTGTCTAGTATAACACCACCTGCAGTATAACCAGTACCTGTAGCTTCGTCGGTATTCCCTGTCACATCAGAGTAGTTAGTAGTAGAAGCGTCATAAGTACCTGAAGGAGTATCTTTAATGAGAGCAAGTTTTATAGTATCTGTATCTAGATCATGAGTAGCACCTAGAATCTCTGTTTTAAAACTTGTACACATCTTAGTTGTGATAGCCATGTTTAAATCCTTTACAATGACACTGAAGGGCCAGCCTCATGAGAGACCAGCCCGACAGACTAAGTGATTTAGGCCAAGTTGTACTTAGCTGTTACAAGAGCTTCTGGGCGAAGGATCTTGCGACCGTACAGATGCATACCACGGACGATGTCAGCAAAGCTGTCTGGGTCACGGTATGTTTCTGTTTTGTTGATCTGCTCTGCAGTTGCTACAGCAGAATCATGACCAGCTACGATAGCACCGAAGTTAGTGCTTTGGGCGGCTGTACCTGTTGTCGATGGACCAGTGCCGATAGTTGGCAGGTTGTTGGACACATAGACACGGAAGCCGTTCCAGTTGTTCAGTACGAGACCGTTACGAAGACCGTTAGAGTCACCGAAGTCTGCATTCAGAAGACGTGAATCTTCGTCCATCAGGATCTCCATCATGACCGGGTCAATACAAACCCAACGACCAGCCTTGTCAACAGACTTTTGATCAAGCAAACGACCCATACGAGCAATCAACATAGTCGGGGAGACGTATGCTGTTGGTAGGGCTGTTGCACCTGGCAAACGAGCAGCGACTGGGATAGAGTCCCCAGCTGTACCAGCAGTTGTGATGTTACCGAAGTCAGGGCGGGACAGTTTGTTACCAGCCAAGAGTTCATCGGAACCTGCAGTTGTATCGGCTTTAGTACCGTTAACAACATCGTTTACTGTGTCTGCATTTGCATGAAGAGCAGACTGTTTAAAGCCAGCCAAGTAACCCAAGACTTCTTGGTCATGCTGATCAGCCAAGCGGAAAGCCGCACGGTTGGTTGCAAGATCCATGAAATTCACATGTGAATGGGCCTCCTCGATATCGTCCATCTTAAAAGCAAAATAGTTAGCTTTATCAACGACTAACGAGAAGTCAGCATCTGTAAGATCTTGTGCAGCAATGGTTGTACCACGTGCATAAGCAGATACACTCACCTCTGGCTCTTTGATGATCTTGACAGTGTCACCTTGGTTGGCAATCTCACCAAAATAATCAGAGTTAGTGATGTCGCCAACGACTGTTGACTTACGGAAGGCAAGTTGTACCTTCTTAGAGTAGATTACGGAACTGAAGTTTCCGTTGGGCAGGTTGGTATAACCTGACGCTGATGCGAATGCCATTTTAATTCTCCTAGAATGTTTGGCTTGATAAGTAAGAATCTATTAGCCCACACAAGGTGCTTAATGTATGTGTGTCGAGTTATGTGTGGAGATTCCAGTTAATAAAACCTAAGTCATCTATACTAAGAGGCTGTACATTTTCTAGGGTGCGCTAGGTAGACAGTTGGCCAACCATCAGTCTAACGGGCCTATACTTACACAGGTGTTCTTGGCGTTATGTTTAAGTTTAAGGTTTGGGAAGTTTTGTACAGGGTAAGAGGTAGTCTATAAAGAGGCTCTTAAACTATACGTACTTAGTTATACGTACTCGAAAGTGTTTGTCAACACCTAACGTGCACTACCAGTAAGATCATACACAAATTTCCCTGTTCGCATAGCCTTACTAATTTCTTCTTCACGGGCTTCAAACTCTACAGATGACATAGTATTAACGTCTGACTCTCTGATTACTGTACCACCTTCAGTAGGGTCTACTTGAGTTCTTGATCCCCTGCCGATAGGTTTGGCTGCAGCTTTAGTGTTAGCTTTCTTAGCCTGCGTGGTGTGTCCCTTATCAATCTTAAATAAATCAATAACTCGCACTACTGAGTCTGGGTCATCCATGTTCTCATACAAAGCATCACGTACCCACTTGGGTTGTTTCTCTGCCCACTGATGAAACTCATCTGAGTCTCTTAGCTTACTGAAGTCTGGGTGTGACTCTGCTATCTTAGCTTCAGCTGTCTTACGGTCTGCTTCGTACTGGATCTCATCTAGCTGTGACAACCTGTCTTCAGCCTTCTTGAACATCTCTTGTGCTTTCTTAGCGGCAATGGTCTCAACAATACCAGCTACGTCAGGGTACTCCTTTGACCACTTCTCTATATCTTCGTCTGACTTAGGTGGGACAATAGACTCTTTACGCATCCTAGTCTCGAAGGAGCTAAACTTATCTTCCCACTCTTTTTCTTTTTGTTGCATGTGGCGGCGGAGATCACCGTAGCGTTTCTTAAAAGACTTCTCCTCTGCACTTAGGTTGGAGTCATCTTCTTGTGCTTGAACTTCAGTGTCGGCTTCTTCTTGTTGGGTATTATCCTCGGCTTGTACTTCGGTTGTCTCAAGTCCCTCGCTATTGGGTTTCTCTTCGAAGGTTTCACCTTTAGCCTCCGCCTCTAGTCGAGCTATCTCTTGCTCTTCTTGTTCGATACGCTTGCGCTTACGGTCATAGTTAGAGCCTCTATCAACAAATCCTGCTGACTTGGGGGCTTGCATTGTAAGTAGTTCAGACATAGTTCTATCCTTATGTTGGGGCCAGCAGTATTGCTGGGTAGCCTTATTGTTGTTTTAAGTAACTAGTTGTTTTAACGTGCGCCTAGTCCTGAACGAATTGGTTGCCGTTCTTGAGTTGCAACTGCTTCTTGTCCCTTCTGTTGTAGGCTGCGAGAAATTTCGTTCACACCTTCTGCAAGTGCTTGAGAAACCTCTGGCCCTATAATCTTACCAATCATGATTAACTCAGGGGAGCCGTACATGTTTGCTAAAACCTTCACTTCCTCTGCGTCTAAATTATTGAGGCGGTTCGAAACTTCTACTTTGTACTGTTCTAGATTACTGATTGTATCTTGTGCTTGTTCTAGCATCTTAAGTCCTTTCAATGTCTACAAGGTTCCCTCTGAAGGCCTTCCAGATACCAATGGTGTAGGAGGGTACATAAAAGAACAACTTACCTAAGGTAGCTTGTATACTCTTCTTATTGAGAACGGTTGAGTCGTAGAAACCATTAGATAACCACTGAATTAAGTTACTATCAACTCTTGGTGCAATTACTCTTTTACCAAAGGTAACATAACCGTTTCTCCAAAGAAGGGTGTCTAGTTTACCTTCAGGTTTTGAGTTCATACACCACTTAATAAGTTTTAGTCTTTGTGTTTGGGACCAGTAACCTTTTTGCTGAAGTGCTGTAGCAACATAACAACCGTATCCACCACTCGATGAGGCAGTGGAAGAACTAGTAGAAGTCGAAGTATCGTTGCTTCCTGTAGCATTTTTGTTCACACCAGTGTAGGTTCTAGTCAAGTAATTACCGTTTTCTGATCTCTTCCACTCGAAACCGTCACCTGCGTACTGGCCACCTGCTGATACAGCGCCTTCTGTTTTTGTATCGTTACCGCTACTGTCCTTAATAGTCGATGGGTTCGTATTAACAATGACAGCTTTACCCGTAGTGGTGGTAACCGTGTCCTTGACAGGTCTTGTCGGGGTAGTTTGAGCAGGCTCTGATGCAGTTTCCTGTGTTGAACTAAGCGGATCGGATACAGAAGCTGGTCTCATCTTGGGTCTTACCGTAGTCTCACCTGGGGTAAAGAAACCTTGGTTAAAGCCATCATCTGAACTAGGGGCAGTGTAAGAGGATGCAGTTGAACTCGGTTGATTTGGATCTGTAGCCACGGCTCCGCCGCTTGTAAGAGGTACCTCTACATAATCGTAACCTAAGTAGTCTTGTAGATTTTCCTTACCTACCTCATTTAAACCCTCAACGTTAAGAACATTTCCTTCTAAAGCGTACTGACTTACAGATGACTCAAGAGCGTTGTTGAACCGTTCTTCACCTTTAGCAAAAACACTATCAAGAGAAGAAACTACACCGGGGGCCTCCTTGAGGAAGTCATCAATTTCCTTTTGTATGGAAGTAGCATCTTCAGTCTTACCTAGAAACTCTGCCATCTTTAGGTTTGCGTTTGCTTTGGACAAAGCAGATAGTTGACTTACTAAGTTTACCCCAGCACCTGCTACACCAAGGACGGGGTTGATAGCGGAAAGAAGTGCGCCCGCCCCTTTTGAAACTTTAAAGGCATCGTTGAGGGCAGCCCTAGCTCCTGAGAGAGGATCATTAGCGTTTACCCCACTGTCCTCATACATCTTTCTAACACCATCAGGTGTGTCAGGGTCTACTGTTGTCTTGACATTTACGTTGTAGTTTTCGACAGTGTTGTCATCGTCTACGCCTACAGATGTACCTGTCGTCACGGTATCAGCGTCAGTATCAATGTCAGTATCAGTGTCAGTAGTGCCCGTGGTATCTCCTACACCGGAGATGCTACAACCAAATCGAGCACTATTCTCGGGGGTATCTTCTAAGTACTCGTTAAAGTTAGCAGGTACCGAACTAATAGGCTTACCGTTCAACATGAGTACTGAAATACGTGAGCAGTCTTTGTTGATATAAAACTTTGTTATCATACCCTCAGTACTTGTTGAGGTGTCCGTTGTTGTTGAAGTAGGGGTCGGTGTACCTGTAGTGGAAACTACAGCACGATTAGTGGCGGGTGTGGCTGCGGTATAGGGGGTTCCTGCCGCAGTGGTAACACCGTAGATACCTTGGGGGTTTGCTGGATTAGTCGGGAGGACGGAATAGGCTGGTTGGTTAGGAGACTGCTGCACTGGTTGAATGGGGTTGCCAAAGGGATCTTTAGCTACTATACCGCCTAAAGCCATATTGATAGGTTGATTGTAACCTGTTTGTTGGGAGGGGTCAACAGCTAACTGAGGATTTGTCATAGGTTGTTGAGGGGAAGGGTAAGGAACCTGTTGGTTGATGGCACCGCCTTGATGCATAGCGACAGGTTCACCTTGCGCCATTACCTCCTGTAGAAGAGCCATTTCGTCTTCTGTTAAGTCATCTTCATCCTCTGGAACTG